GAAGGATCCAGCTGGGTCGCCCGCGGGATTGGCTATTAACCCACACTCGGCGGAGTGGGGTATGTTATATAGTCGTCTTAAAGGGACGCCAGATGAGAAAAGGAAGTGTGGAGCAGGAGACTTTACGAATTATGACATCAGTGTGAAGAATAGGATAAAGAAGAAGTTCATAAAGTTTGTGAGGATGTTCATTAGTGAAGAAGAAGTGAAGTTCGTTATTCATGCAAATTTCGAAGGTTGGCATGTGTGTGGCTCAGTTGTGTTTCTCCGACCATGGGGAACGTCGAGCGGATCGTTTATAACAGCAATGTTTAATACGTTCGCCAACTGGTACATACACAAAGAAGCTTTTGTGAATTTGTTTGAGGAGAGTTTGTGGAATTTGGTGGAGACCACTTTCACAGGAGATGATTCGGTGTTTTCGACGCCTGACTTTTTGAAGGCGTATAACATGTCGTATTTGGAGTCGTTCTTTAAGACTTATTATGGCATGGTGTACACTTCACCAACGAAGACGTCGGTGATGACGATTGAATGGAGTGATCTGCAGTACTTGAAGCGTACTTTCCAGATTGGTCATTTCGGAATGATGGCGCCCCTTGCGCCTGGTTCGATAACCAATATGGTAAAGTGGACGGATGGAGAACAGACTGAACAGATTACAGAGTCGGTTATTAATGCAGTGCTTTTGGAAGCGTGGCATTATGGACCGAAGACCTACAAAGAGTGTTACTCATGGGCGAACAAGGAGTCTAAGAGGTTGAACGCGATCTTGCGTTTTCCCGATTGGACTGCCATGAAAGACATGAGAGAAAAGGATTATTAAATGGAGGCCGTCTGTGGTTGGACGTAAAACTCACCCGTATACTCCTACGAGACAGGATGCAAGCTGTAAGACAGCGGGGAAAAGTCACCCGTCAACAAGAAAGACCACCCGTCCTACGCGGGGTAAAGTGTAGGGGAGGGCGAGTTTGATTTCGCAAGCCCCCCGATTAATGAAATCATGAACAAAATTGAAACAGAAACAACAGCGATGAACG